GATTTTAATAATTTTGAAAAAGGTATTTTACTTAATCATCAATCCAACGATATGTCTATTCCTGTTGTTTATGGAACTAGAAAAATTGGTGGGGTTAGATGTCTGGTAGAAACTTCAGGAAGTGATAACACCTATTTATACATAGCATTAGTGTTATGCGAGGGTGAAATTGAAAGTGTAGAAAAAATTTATATTGATGATAAAGAAGTTACTTGGACAGGAGCATTAACTAACGATACTTCAAGAACAGTAGCTTCAAGCGATGGTAATTTTTATAAAGATAGTACCAGCTTAATAGAAGTTAAAGCACACACAGGAACAGATGCACAAGGACAATGCAGTTTATTAGGTCAATTAGATTCTTGGACTTCTAATCATAGATTAAGAGGGATTGCATATTTAAGTTTAAAGCTTAAATGGAATCAAGATGCCTTTGCTGGATTGCCCAACATCAAAGCATTAGTAAAAGGTAGAAAAGTTTATAATGCAAATTTAGATGGATCAGTTACAGGTGGAAGCGGAAGTCATAGACAAGGAGATACTTCAACGTGGGAATATTCAGATATTCCTGTTTGGAATTTATTAGATTATTTAAGAAACGAAAGATTTGGAAAAGGATTACCTGATGATGCTTTTGATTCTAACTGGGCAGATTGGCAAACTGCGGCAGATGTATGTACTGCTAATGTTGTTAATGTAAGTGGGGGTTCTAATATAAATCTTTTAAACTGCCATGCAGTCATCGACACATCAAGAAAAGTTATAGATAATGTAAGAGAATTAACAAAAGGGTGTAGATCATTTCTTCCTTATGTAGCTGGTAAATATAAAATTATTGCAGAAACAACTGGTTCAGCTTCAATCACTTTAACCGAAGATGATATTATTGGTGGATATAATTTATCAAGTGAAAGTAAATCAAATAAATTTAACAGAGTCATTGTCAGTTATGTTAATCCTGATCGTAATTACCAAGTGGATGAAGTTCAATGGCCAGAGATAGATGATAGTGGTTATACGTCAGCCGACCAACACGCAACAATGAAAACTGCTGATGGAGGTTTTCTTTTAGAGGGAAGATTTGATTTTACTACTATTACAAATAAATACCAAGCCACAGAATTAGCAGAAATAATTTGTAGAAGATCAAGAGATTCAAAAGGACTACAATTAACAGTAGGATTTGATGCTTATGATTTAGCCATAGGAGATATAGTTAATATTACCCTTTCTTCTTTAGGTTATTCTGCAAAACCACATAGAGTGATTGGTATTACTTTTAACGAAGATTACACAATAGATTTAAGTTTAGTTATTCATCAAGATTCCCATTATACTTGGGTTTCTAAAAATTCCGCAACTGCAACACCCAGCACAACACTTCCTAATCCTTATTCTGTTACAGCTCCAGCATCAGTTACCTTAACCGATGAATTAGTTGAGTATTCAGATGGAGTAGTTTTAACAAGATTAAATATTGTTGTAGGAGCAAGTACCGATCAATTTGTTCAATACTATCAAGTCGAAGCTAAACAAAGCACAGAATCAGATTATAAAATTTTAGGTAAAGGAACTCAATTAAACTATGAAATGTTAAACGTAGTGGATGGAAAAATTTACAATGTTAGAGTTAAATCTATAAATGCTTTAGGAGTTTCATCAACTTATACCTCATCTACAAGAACTATCATTGGTGCAACAGCTACTCCTAGCGATGTATCTGAATTAGCAGTATCTATGGTGGGTTCGGATTCCATGCAATTACAATGGACACCTGTCGCAGATTTAGATGTATCTTATTATGCAATTCGTTATCAAGATGTTGCAAGTGGTGCTGGTTGGAACTCATCAACAAACTTAACCCAAGTCGTAAGAAGAAAATCAAATAGTGTTACTGTTAATGCAAGAACAGGAGCTTTTTTAATTAAAGCTGTTGATAAATTAGGAAACGAATCTGCAAATGAAGCGATTGTATATTCTAATATTTCAAGTTTAGAACACTATACAGATGTTGCAACTTATAACGAAGAAACAGCAAGTGCAGTTACAGGATTAGGTTGGAATGGAACTTTTGATGGAAATTGTGTTAAGGGTATGGATTCTTCTGATATTGAAGTGGCTACTTTAGATACGATTACTCAATTTGACGATACTGTGGGGGATTTTGATTCAGCAGAGGGAGTATTTGATTTAGGTGGAACTGATACGACTTCAAATCCTACTTATTATGCTTCTAATATTGAATCATCAGGAAATTATATTGGTAGTAGTGTTTCACAGATTTCTCTTGATGCCATCTATGACGCAACTTTTCAAGCGACAATAGATATGGTTACAAATGATTTATATGATTTATTTGATAGTGGAAGAGGAGCAAGTTTATTTGATGATGCAACTGGGCCTTTCGATGGTACAGCTCCCTCAAAATGCAATGCCTTTTTACAAGCTGGTTCAAGTACAAGTTCTTTAGGAGCAATTACGACTTATGCAGATATTTCTCAACAAGCAACTTTAAAAGGAAGATATTTTAAATTTAGGTTAAAATTGACGAGTGATGACAATAATGCTAGACCTGAAGTTTCTAGTATGCAAGTAAAATTAGTATTAGAAAAAAGATTAGAAAGTGAAGAAGATGTGGAAAGTGGAGCTGGAGCAAAAGCCATTACTTATTCTAATGCTTTTTATGCTAGTCCAGCAGTAGGAATAGCTGCACAAAATATGGCGACAGGAGATTACTATACAATTTCAAGTAAAACAAAAACAGGATTTACCATTACTTTTTACAATAGTTCGGCAGCAGCACAGGATAGAACTTTTGACTATGTAGCGAAAGGATATGGTTTGAAATCTGCTAGTTAATGTTATAAAAAGAGGATATAAGGATAAAAAAATATGAGTTCAGTTTCAGATTATAGTTTAGCAAATCAAGGGTTTAGTGCGTTTCGTACTGAATTAAATAATATATTAGGTGCGGTCAATACACATAACCTTGCAACATCAGCTCCATCCAGTTTAGCTGCTGGAAGTATATGGGTGGATTCAAGCTCGGCTGGAACACATACTTTAAAATATTATGATGGTTCAGATAGTATTACTTTATGCAATGTTAATACATCAGCAAACACAGTAGATTTTATAGACTCATCAGTAACAACAGAATTAAGTGGAGATTCTACACCACAATTAGGCGGAAATTTAGATACCAACTCACACAATATTTTAATTGACGATGCACATTTTATAGGAGATGAAAATGGCAACGAACAAATAATATTTCAAACAACAGGTTCAGCAGTTAATGAATTAGAAATTACAAATGGATCAACAGGTAATGGCCCAATTCTAGGAGCAAGTGGGGAAACCAATGTGGACTTACATATTAAACCAAAAGGTTCAGGAAAAACAGTTATAGGTTCTGCTGGTGCTTCTGCTTATTTAACAACAAGTGGAGCATACGATTTAGTTTTAGATACAAATAAAGGATCAAACTCTAGTGCAATTCAAATTACAGATGGAGCGAATGGTGCGATAGATTTTACAACAAATGGAACAGGAGCAATTAAATTTAATGATTTAGCTTATGTTCCACAACAAGCAATTACATCATCATCAAATGCTGTGGCTTGGGATTCTCAAAGTCAGAGCAACGCATATCACATCACCACTGAAAATACGACTTTATCTGCACCAAGTAATGCAGTAGAAGGTGCATTTATTTGTATAGAAATTAATTTTAATGGAAGTCATACATTTTCGTGGAACGCAGTATTTAATTTTGCGGCTGATACTGCACCGACTACAACAGACACAGATGCGAAAACTGACATTTTTGTTTTCCGTTACAATGGTGCAATTTGGCAAGAAGTAGGTAGAACTTTAAACATACCAGAAAGTTAAAATTATGTGGGCATTAGTAGAAGATAACGCAATAGTAAAAATAATCAATAATCCAAAAGCTATGGTTATTGGAGATACTCGTCATTCAAGAAATATATTTTCTTTTAGATGGACTAACGAAGAAAGAGAAGCGATTGGAATTTATGAAGTAGTCTTTGATAATTCAAATAAGAAAGATGAAGCATACTACACTAATACCAATCAATCATTTGACTTTGCAGATGGAGTAGTAACAGCAAGTTATGGAAGTGCAACACCGAAACTTTTAGAAGATAGAAATGAAGTTGATGAAGCTGGAGAACCTTTATTAGATGACAATGGAGATCAAATTGTTACTAAAGGTTTAAAATCTCAAAAAAAAGATATTATTAAAAGTCAAGCAAGTGGATTATTAGCACCGACAGATTGGTATGTGATTAAAGCAACTGATGTAGAAAGTTATTCAGTACCAAGTGCTGTTGCAACTTTTAGAACTAACGTAAGAACAAAATCAAATGAAATGGAAACTGCCATTGACAATGCGTCTGACGTAGATGCTTTAAAAACATTATACGAATATGTCAATACAGGCACAGAAGAAAATCCTGTTATGGAAAGACCATTAGGCGAGTGGCCAGTATTAGAGGTTTAAAATGCCTTTACCAACAATACCATCAGGAAACGTAGCATCAGCAACAGCAGGAGCTTTCGAAATAGCAAATTCCTGTCGGTTTAATGATGGGGATAGTCCACGATTACATAGAAATCAACCTGGATCACCTACAAATGGAAAGATATTTACTTTTAGTTGTTGGTTTAAATTAGGATCATCAACATCTCAAATTAATCTTATGAGTTCTTTTCAAGCTAGTGGTTCAATCTATGACCAAATAAAAATTATGGCTAAAGCTACTCATAATCAAGTTTTAAGAATTGAAGCAACTTCAGTTGAAGGCAATGCTATTGATTTAAAAGCAAGTCAATCTTTGCGTGATCCTACTGCGTGGTATCATCTGGTTTTAGCTGTTGATACAACTCAAGGAACTGCTGGTAATAGAGATAAAGTTTATTTAAATGGAACTCAAATAACAAGTTGGCAAACAGAAACACATTCTACAGAAGATGATACTTGGTTAATGAACGCAAGTGGTAAAACAATAACTGTAGGTGCTTATGATAGTGGAACTCCATCAGAATTTTTTGATGGTTATTTAGCAGAAGTATGTCTTGTTGATGGACAACAATTAGCACCAACTTCATTTGGAGAATTTGATGAAGATAGTCCGACAATTTGGAAACCAATAGATGTATCAGGATTAACTTTTGGTAATAATGGATATTATTTAGATTTTGAAGATAGTTCAGCTTTAGGAAATGATGTAGCTGGTAAAGGAGATTTTACAGTAGTTAATCTAGCCGCAACAGATCAAACAACGGATTCGCCAACGAACTCGTTTTGCACAATAAATCCACTTGATGAACCTTATGGTTCCGTAACGTTAACAGAAGGAAATTTAGTACAAGTTCAAACACAAGATTATCCCTATAATAGAGCCACAATGGGTGTGGCAAGTGGAAAATGGTACTGGGAAGGAAAAATTACTGCATCTGGCAATTCTGATGTAATAGGAATTGCTAGTGTCGCAGCAGCAAGTCTTACTGATTATGTTTATAAATCTGCAAATAATTATGCCTATTATAGTCACAGCACATCTCATGGTGCTTATGGTAATAACGCATTAATTTCTTCAACAGATTATGATGCCTACACCACGAATGATATTATCAGTGTAGCTTTGGATCTCACGAACAATAAATTATATTTTGCAAAAAATGGAACTTGGGCAAATTCTGGTGATCCGACTTCTGGTTCAACAGGTACAGGAGCCGTATCAATAACTGATCCTACAAGTACCGTTGATGGTTTTTATTTTCCAGTAGCGTGTGATTATGGGGGTTCACCTAGAGCAACTTGGTCTATGAATTTTGGAAATCCACCACATAGTATTTCATCTGGAAACGCAGATGCTAATGGATATGGAAATTTTGAATACGCACCACCGAGTGGATATTATGCACTATGTACTAAAAACCTAGCGGAGTTTGGATAATGGCTTATACAACAATAGATAATCCTGAATTATATTTTCAAACAAAATTATATACTGGCGATGCTAGTGCAACTGCTCACACTTTAGATGGTTCTGAAAATATGCAACCAGATTTGGCTTGGTTTAAGTCAAGAAGCAGAGCCGACAATCATAGAATAGTTGATGCTTTGAGAACGACTTATAGTATAAAATCTAATACAACTGGTGCTCAAGTTGATAGCGGATCAGATGGATTTACAAGTTTAGATGCTGATGGTTTTACATTAAATGGTTCAGGTGGTGGTGGAGAATTTAATGCAAGTAGTGGAACTTATGTAACTTGGTGTTGGAAAGCTGGAACGACATCAGGAATTACTACAACAGGTGCAAATATAACTCCATCAGCTTATTCTTTTAATGCAACTTCAGGTTTTTCGATTATTAAGTATGAGGGAAATGGAACTGATGGAACTAATACTGCTCATGCTTTAGGAGCTGTTCCTCACATGATGATAATCAAACGATTAGAAAATGCAAATTATTGGGCAGTTTACCATCATAAAAGTCATGCAGATCCCGAAGATTATTATCTAATACTTAACGCCTCTGATGCTAGAGGTGATGCTGGAATATGGAAAGATACTCCACCTACATCAGTTTATTTTAGACATGATAATTCTACATCGGTTAATGCAAGTGGAGAAGCTATGGTTGCTTATCTTTTTACCAGCATAAAAGGCTTCAGCAAGTTTGGAGGCTACACAGGAAATGGAAATAGCGATGGAGCATTTATTTATACCGGCTTCCGCCCAGCTATGGTTATTGTGAAAGTTGTAGATACAACTGGTGATTGGAGAATATTTGATACCCAAAGAGATACTGCTGGTAATC